ATCTATGTTTAATCTATTTAGGCGCAAACCATCTGTGCCTCCTGTTGCTGAACCGATGGCAGAAGAAGCTGCTCCGAAAGCAGAAGGTGGCAGAATACTTTACCGGGGAGTAGCACCGAAGGAGAGGTGGGATCAAATTGAGTTTGCCTTCACCTCTGGTGGCATTAACTACTTCAAGTTCACAACTGAAGTCAATGTGCCATTCCAGAGGGCAATAGCTGCCCGGGATATATTCACAGAAGAACTCTGGCAGATTAACCCTGACTTCCTCAGGGGCTGGAATAATGGCCTCATCAATCTGATAACTGACCGTAAGAAGCAGGATGAAAAGAAGCTCTATGAGATAGGCATACTTGCATCGAGACTTAAGGAGCAGCTGGACATCAGCATGAGCATGGTCAGGCAGCTGAAGCTGGCAACAGTCATCTACTTTGATGAAGAAGAAAACCCATTAGACTATCAGCACCCATACAATAAGGCTAAGATGGAGCATTGGATGAAGCATAATGATGTTCAGGGTTTTTTTTTGAAACTGCCGGAGTACGCCTATCTGCCCTCTTTAGCCGAATTGAGTCTGAATTTCCCGACCTATTTGCAGGCAGAGGCACTGCAAAACCTAAACAACCTGAAGCACATTATTACACTTCAGTCATTAGACAGCACAGACAGCGATTTGATGAGCAGTTTGCAATCACAAGTGGAAATCTTGGAGAAATTAAGCATTTGGTCGAAAGGCCAGTATACGAGTACTACTTAATTTATAATGCCTATATTAGCGACTTGAAAAAGAAGAGAAACAGAGTAAAGGGTTAGATTTGTTTGTTCTCATGGAGAAAAGAGCCATCCAATTGGGTGGTTTTTTTTATGCCTATCTTTGAGGCAAACATTAAGCACATGGCTATTTCTACAAATGATATTAAGATTAGATATGTAGTAGACACTACTAATCTGGAGGGTGCTACCAGGCAATGGGATAAGCTAAGTGATGAGGAGAAGAAGGCACTTGATGAATTAAAAAAGTATAATGCTGAAAGCAAGAATACTGGTAGTTCACTTGGCAACATTGGGCAGATAGCTGGGAAGGTAGGTGCTACCTTAGGTGGTGTTTTTGCCGTTTCTAAGATAGTTGAATTTGGCAAAGTCATAATTGATACAACTGTTAAGTTTGAAAGCTTTAGGAAGGCTATTGAATTTGCTTCCGGCTCTGTTGAAAAAGGAGCTGAGAACTTCCAATACCTAACTGACCTAGCCAACCGATTAGGTCTTGATCTGGCAGGAACAGTAGAAGCATATAAGAGCTTTGCAGCTGCATCAAGGTTAGCCGGGCAAAGTCAGCAGGAGACTAATAGACAATTCGAAGCAGTAGCTAAAGCTGCACAAGTAATGGGTCTGTCGGTGGAGGACACTAAGGGGGCATTAGGGGCATTAGGTCAAATGCTAAGTAAAGGCACTGTTCAGGCTGAAGAATTAAGAGGTCAGCTAGGTGAAAGACTTGTAGGTAGCTTTAGCCTGGCAGCAAAAGCTATGGGAGTAACTACTCAGGAGCTTGGCAAAATGCTTGAAGGTGGTAAGGTATTAGCTACTGACCTATTACCCAAGTTTGCCACAGAACTGGAAAACACATTTGGCAAGGGCAATGTTCAGGTAACTAATTTAGCAGCCAGCCAAAACAGATTTAACTCAAGCATTGATAGCTTAGTCTTAGCAATCGGTAACAGACTTAATCCATTTCTCAAGGGTGCTTATGACTTAGCTGCAGGCATTGCTACATCAATCACTAAGGCAGCAGGAGGAGGAGGTGCGCCAAAGGCTACAGAAGCTTCAATTGCTGCAAGGAGAGTTGAGGCTGAGTTGGCAAAGGCAGTATTTGATCTTGACCAGACAAACACAATAAGAATCACAAAGTCTAATCTACAACAGATTAGACAGAAGCTTGCAGTTCAGAAGCTGATTGACTTAGAGGCTCAAAAAGATAAGAACCTTAGTGATCAGGCTAATGCTAGAATTGCTAAAGATAATATTAGACTATCTAAACTGACAAGTGAATATAAGGTACTTCAAGAGATGGAAGCCATTTATTCATCAATGTCAGCAATTGTGGCTAGCACACCACCACCTCCTCCTCCTGTTGCCACTGGTAAGGAGGCAAAAAAAGCAGTCAAGGAAAATAAAAAGTCACTTGAGGAAATTGCAAGAGATAACTATCAGGCTGAGATTAAGAAGGCCGAGATGCAGAGAGACCTTGAGAAGCTACAGGCTGAGCTAGATGGGAAAAGCAAGTATGACATATTAGCTATTGAGGCATTCCACCAGGAGAAACTTATAGGCATTAAGGAGAAGTATCTAAAAAAGGGAATTGGCCTAACCGAGGATGACATTAAAAAGCAAGAGCTTTTATTTAGGACTGCCGTTAAAGAGGCAGAAGATGAAGACCAGAAAGTAAGGCAGAATGAACTTGATGCCCAAAAAAAGGCCAATGATGAAAAGCTAAAGGAAGAGCAGAAGGCATTAGAGGAGTTAGCCAAGTTAAGGGAAAAGGCTGCAGAAGCTGAGATTGAGTGGGAACTTCGGCTAAGAGAAAAGGCAGAGAAGGAGAAGCAGGCTAAGATAGAAGCTACCTTCCAACTTACCAGCACTTTGATGGATGGCTTCAGCAGCCTATACCAGACCAACATCAACAATGAGATAGCTGCCATGAATAAACGCTATGACAATGAGATAGCAATGGCAGCTGGCAATGAACAGAAGATTCAAGAGATTAATAACCGAAGAGCTGAGCAGGAGAAGGAGCTAAAGCAGAAGGCATTTAAAGCAGAGCAGGCAGCAGCTATTGCCAGAGTAATCTTTGAAACTGCCTCACTAGTGGCTAAGTGGGCAAGTAACCCGGTTACTGCAGGACTTGCTGCGCTGACTCTAGCTAACCAGGCAGCACAGATAGGCTTCATTCTGGCTCAGCCAGTGCCTGAATTCGCAGAAGGTACTAAGGGTAAGCCATTCGAGGGAGGCCGAGCAATGGTAGGTGAGCGAGGAGTAGAGAAGGTAGTAACTGCATCAGGCAAGGTCTACTTCACTCCACCTACTGCCACTCTGGTTGATCTCCCCAAAGGCTCTCAGGTAATTCCTAACCATGCGCTGAGCAAGCAGGAGCTGTTCTATGCATCCAGATACAATGGAGGCTCTCAGGCCAGCAATCCAATGTATGGCAAGCTTGATGAGCTGGGCAGCATCTTGAAAGGTCTACCTATTACTCAGCTCAATATGGATGAGAAAGGTTTTGAGAAGTATATTCGCACCGAAAGAAGGACTACTAAAATCCTTAACAATCGGTTCAGAAGCTGATGTCATTTCTAATTGGTTTAGATTGCGAAAGAGCCTCTGTTATACAGGGGCTTTTTCTTTTTACCTTTGCCCTATGGCAGGCTGGAAGTTCTACTTAGATAACATAGAGGTCGAAGAGCCTATAGGCTGGGATGGCATTGAGTTCACTGCTATCCGAATGAAAAGTCATGGCATTGACCAGCCATTCAGCACAGAGGTCAAGTTCTATGACAATGGGGCTAGATACATAAAGCTCATCTTTGACCAGTTCTACATAAATAGACCTATTGCTATAACCATCACTTCAGATGTGGGCTATAATGGTCAGGACTATCAATTCGATGGCTTCCTGAACCTAGCCATCTATCAAGAGCATAATGTCTGCGATACAGATAGCTTTGAGGTCACTGTTGGCATCATAGATGATAACTTCCGGGAAGACTTTAAAGCCCGGCAGGATGTAGAGATAGACCTTACCAGCACCAAAGACCTTAATGGTGATACCATCAGTGCGCTTACTTTTAAAAATATAAGGCTGCACAGGCAAGACCTCTATCTGACTGCCTTTGGCAAGAGCCTAGCTGATCGCAATGTCTCTATTTATTGGTATGAGGCAGCAATTATTCCTACCTTCTGGCAGAATACTGACTTTACTGAAGAGTATGGCAATACTGCTAATACTACTCAGTCAACTATCAACTGGAATGCAGGAGAGTACGGTGATAGTGCTATATTTCAAAACAACACAACTATAACCAGGACATTCAGTGCTACTCATGACCTGACAGTGACTGTTGTCAATAATAATACCTTTAATTCAATTGATGTAGTAGTCTATCTAGGCACTATCAATGGGAATGTCTTTGACACAGGCTACTATCTACTTAATACTACTCTAGGTGCTGGTGCTACCCAGACATGGACACTATCAGGCACAATCAATAACATCTCAATACCTTCCGGATATAAGCTTCAGTATGCAATTGAGGCTGGCTACACAGGTAATCCTAACACAGCTGACATCACTATAGATGAGAATGCAACAATAACTTTGGAGGAGATTAACTCAGGTGAGTATGCCAGCACCTGCAATGTGCTAACTATTGAGCAATGGCTACGCAGGGCAATCTATTTGATGACCGGAGACAACAACATGCTGCTCTCTGATGTGTTCAGTGAGGCTGATGGTGGCTGCTTTTGGAACAATGCCCTGACCACAGGAGGCAGAATAAGAGGAGTAGACCCATTTGCTGGCTTTCAAACTCTAAAGACCACATGGAAGCAAGTGTTTGAGGGGCTAGACAGAATCTTTTGTCTAGGCTGGGCTTTTGAATGGACAGGCACAGAGTGGAAGGTTAGGGTAGAGCCGAGAGAGTACTTCTACCAGAACAGCATCAGCCAGACCTTTACCAATGTAGGTGAAGTAGATCAGATGGCTAAATCTGAAGACCTGGTCAATAATATTACTCTTGGCTTCTCCGATAAGTGGAAAAATATACAGATTTCTGGCACTTATGCCATACACACTGACCGCAATTACTTCATTGATAACCGGGCAATGGCAGAGAACAGCACTGCTGCCTTAGACATTCGGAGCGACATAATTGCTGAAGGTTACTGCATAGAGTTCAACCGGAGAGCATCAGCCATAACCAATGGAGGTGCTACATCAGACCGACCTAATGACTATGATACCTTCATCATTTGGCTGAACAGGCAGGAGATAGCTTTGGAAGATGTAGAAGGCACATGCTTTAACCTACCACAGGAGACAGGCTCAGTAACCTTTGCTCCGGGAGAGGTTAGCATGCCAAGCAGCCTGATAACCTTTAGCTCTGGAGTAATGCAGAACCTGTACAACATATTTCACACCCCTGCCAGAGTAGGCATGAGATGGTGGAAAGTGCTAGGCATGCACACCTATGGGCTAGTGTTGCCAGCTACAGGCAACCCTTCGCTTCAATTTCAGATAGGTGAGTATCAGACTACCTACTTCAGTCAGATAGATGATGCTCAAGAGCCATGTCAGCAGTACTTGATTGATACACCACTGTACGAGAATGTCAGCATTGACACTACAGTGCTTAGAGCT